ACAAACTAGGCATGGGCGGTTTGCATTCTACCGAAAAGAAAACGGCGCACTATGCGACCGACGAAATAATTTTGGCAGACAACGACGTAGAATCGTTTTACCCGCGAACAATCCTTAATCAAAGACTTTGCCCGCCGCACTTGGGCGAAGCTTTCTTGACCGTTTACGAAAAAATCGTAAACACGCGAATTCATGCCAAAGCCGAAGCGGCTAAGGCAAAGAAAGCGGGCGACCGCGCAGCCGCGAAGAAATGGAAGACCGTTGCCGACAGTTTGAAGATTACCATTAACGGAAGCTTCGGCAAGCTTGGCAACAAGTATTCGACGCTTTACGCGCCGCAACTTATGTTGCAAGTAACGATTACCGGGCAACTTGTGTTGCTTATGCTTATCGAAGCTTTGGAACAAATCGGCATCGAAGTTATTTCCGGCAATACCGACGGCATTATTTCCAAGTATCACAAATCGCGACACGACGAAGTAAGGGCGCTTATTGCATCTTGGGAAGAATGGACAGGATACAAGACCGAAGAAACGCGATATAAAGCCGTATTCAGCCGCGACGTTAATAGTTATGTCGCAATCAAGGAAGACGGCGGCGACCCCGAAGCGCGCTTTATCGACGAACAGCTAGGCGCAAAAACGAAGGGCGCTTATTGCGAACGCGGGTCGGCCTTGAATTCGATTCTTTCGAAGAATCCCGAAACCCTGATTTGTTCCGACGCCGTTGTTCGCTTCCTTGTTGACGGAACGCCGGTCGAAAAGACAATTAAGGAATGCCGCGACTTCCGGCGCTTCGTTGCAGTAAAGAACGTGCGCGGCGGCGGCGAAAAGAACGGTCGTTATCTTGGCAAGGTTGTTCGTTGGTATTACCCGAAGAACGAAGCCGGGTATATTGCTTACGTATCCAGCGGAAACAAAGTCGGGAAAACCGACGGCGCGCGCCCTGTAATGGACTTGCCGACGGAATTTCCCGACGATATAAATTACGATTGGTACATTAACGAAGCTGTCGAAATGCTGTACGACTGCGGGCGGTTGAAGAAAGCCAAAACCGCCGCGCTGTCGTTCTTTTAGATAGCAACGCCCGCAGACCAACCCGCCGCCTTGTAAGCCGTCAAAACTTCTTCGTCTTCGACGTAGGCGACCCAACCAAGGCGCGGCGTTGCGTCTGCCCAAGCCCCGGCAGGCGTGCCCGGCACCCATACCACTACGCGGCCTTCCAGCCCCGCCCAAGCGTCTGTCGCGCCCGCTGGCACTATGTACGTGTCGCCAGCCGCAGGCGATGCGGGCGGCGTTGCAACCGCGCGGGATTTGGCCGACAGGTGAAAGCCAAAGCGGCCAAGGCGAAGCCAATTCGCGTCGGTTCCAGTGTTCCAACCGAATTCGCCGTAATTCCAACCGAAGTTAAATCCGCCGCGCGGTTCTGTTTGTGCTGGCATGTTTCGCACTCCTTTAAATTAAAAATTTGGGAAAAACGGCGGCGGCGTAAAATTGTCGGTGTATCTAACGCCTGCCGTGATTCTTGCCGAAAAAAGTTCACCCTTGAAGTTCCAATTTTTAGTCCAATACGCATAGCCAAATGTAACGTTACTGCAATTAAGAGAAGTTCTGTTTATATTAGCCGAGTATATTTTAACGCCGTTCAAAAATAGTTCACAAAGCCTATTTGAGCCAACTACGGCCCCAAGACATATAGCAAGGTGGTGTTTTGTATTTGGCGCTATATCGTAAGCAACCGTTGCCCAAGATACAGCCGAGCTACCGCTACCCGATGAACCTTCTAAACGAAGCCAGAAAGTTTCACCGGAAGGGCCGACACGAATCCCAAAAACGCGGCCCGCCGAAGATTTCGACTTTACGAATGAAAATAGCGCATTTTCAAGGTGTTGTGAACTAACAAACATTTCGACAGTAACCGCGCCGTTTCCAATGGTTGTTAATTGGGACGCCGAACTTTGTATATATCCGTTTGTGGATACAAAGCTTTCTGCGCCTATGCTTACCGTGCCCGAAGTATTCCAAGAATTACCCTTGTCGTCTATGTAATTGCCGTCTTCAAATCGAAGCAAAGAAAGAACATCGTTCCACATAGGATCGTTTGCCACTTCGGCGACGTGTTCAATTTCGGCGCTTATTTTTTCTTCGGAACCTTGATAAGCCCCAACCCTGTAATAATAAGTTTCTTCGGCAATAACTGTCGAATCTACGTATTCGCGTTCGGAAATATTAACTTCCGCAAGCGGCGTCGGCAAAGCAAGCGGGTTCATTGGCGAATCAGAACGATATATTCTAAAACCATCGCCGCCTGTACTGTCGTATTTCCAACTTAAAGTAGTTTGGCCCATTTTGTTTATTCCGTGTAAATTGCTTGCAAGTCGTAAGGCGTTTTTAGAACGTTTACGCGGTTTGTTTGGAAAAACAAGCTTTGAATTCCAGAACGAACCGAAGCAACTTTAAAAACGATGGCAGCATAACCTGTCGGCGGAACTTCTATCGACAAATCAATTTCCTTTGAAGTAACAGAACCGACGTTTTCGCTATAGAACGTATTTGTCGAATTGTCCGGCATGATAGCTTCGGCTTCGACCAAATAAGAAACGCCGCTTTCTGGCCCAATGTCGGACGTAGCGAAGTCGATAAGGCTTGCCCCTGTTTGCTGTATTCTATCGCGATGCGACCAAGACAACAAAACAGGTTCTTCCAAATCAATTTCGGAAGGAAAATAAGCGCCGTTTACTTTGAAATTTCCGGGCGGATAAGGTCGCGCAGCCCTGCCCACAATAGTCAAAGAGTCTTCCGGCGCTTCTTCCAACAACAATTCGCCGCCGCCTGTTCCAGTCAACAAGCGAACGTCGATTGTGTCGCTTTGCACGTATTCTGTCGGCGAACCTTGGGCGTATGCGTCCCAAAAGTAAATCGGCGTATCTTCGGCATGTTTAGTCGGTACTGTATCCAAACAGCCGCGTTTTACCGTAATTTCGTTTTCGGACAATGCGACGACTTCCATTATTTCCGAATCAATTTGGCACCAAGTACCAAGCGAAACGTTTTCGGTTTCAATCGCATTTTTTATTGAAAACGTGTAAACAATGTTTCCGAAGCTATCGACAATATCGACAGCTTCGTTCAAAAACGCACCGGGGCAAAAATCAAGCGCCCCAATGTCTTCGAAGCCGCCGCCGTCGTTTGTCATAAGACGGGCGTTAATGGCGTTGGACTGCGGGCGCAGCGCAGCCGCCCCGACGTAACCGACTTCGGGGTTTGCCGATAGTTCGCCGTCCGTTGCTGTTTGGCCGTTTTGTTGCACAAGTTCCAAATAAGGAACTTCGAAAACAATTCGATTTGCAACGGCTACGGGCGGTTCGTTGGGGTCTACCCATTCAGGCGGCGGCGGTTCGATAATTACCGAATCGGGCAAGTTGAATACGTCTTGCGTCGCATTTATGCGAACGCGATTGTTTTTACCGTCGCCGTAGGCAATGCCAGTAACGCGCATTACAACGCCGAAAACTTCGTAATCCGGCCAAGTGAACTTAAACACGTCGCCGATATTAAGCGAAGCGCCGTCGGTGTTTGCATATATAGTGCAAGTAATAAGCGGCGTCGAAAGCGTTTTAAGGTCGCGTTCTGCAACTTTTGTTGCTGTTGTTTTATTAGTAAAGCCCGGATATTGAACCGTCGTATTGATTGTAACGCCTTGCATTTGTGCCAAGGCTATATCTTGAAGCGTAACGCTTGCGTCGGTGTTTGTTTCCGAATCCCAATAATTAACCGAAACCGAATTGGTCAATTCACCGAACGCAGGGCGTGAAAAGTCGGTTACTTTGTCAATGTTGGTTTCGTCAAGTTCTAGCAAAGTGTTTTCGTCGTAATCGAAACGAATAAGCTTTAGCTTGAACTTGCCGGTAAATCTGTCAACGTACAAAGCGGCGTCAATATGCTTTACAATTTCTTTAATGAAATCTTCAATTGCTGTTTGCCTATCCCAAAGAATCGAAATGCCCATGTTTTCGAAATAAAGCTTATCGGCGCAGGCCATAAACGAAACGTCGTCAATGTCGCTTTCTGCGTAACCCATGCCCCAATCGGGGTCGGTCAAACATTCGCGGATAATGTGGGCAGGGTTCATATCGGAACCGCCCGGTATGTTTTCAAGTGTTACCGAAACAACGTTTCCGGCTTGTGAACCCGAAGAAGATTCCGAAAAAGCTTTGCCTAAAATTTCATAAGTTCCGCGCGCAGGAACAACGAAATTAACCGGGTATTGTTCGTTTGAACCAATAGGCGTATTGTCACGATTTGACGCACCTATGTATTGGCCGTTTATCCAAAGAAGGCAACCGTTATCGGCCCGAAGTTGGATTACCAAGCCTTCGGGAACGTCAAAGACGACTTTTCTAATCCAGCAAATACTAAGCTGCGGCGTAGGCCAGCCGGGCGGCGTCGGATACAACCAAACTTTATTGCTTCCAAGCGGCAAAGTGTCTTCGCCCTGCCAATTGCCGGGCGGTGTTAATTGTTCGTATCCGGGGTCGTCGTGGTATGGTATTACTTCATATTGCCAAGGGCCGTCTAAAATTGCGGAAGCTGCGGGCTTAATGTCGGATTTTGCGTCGTACCATTGTGTTTGGCCGTCGAATCTTTTGTGAATTCGACTTACACGGAAAGACCATTTTTTAAGATACGGATTCAAGCCCACATAAACTTGACGAAGTACCAAGCTTGTTACACCGCGAAACGATGGAATTAAGCCGCCGATTTTCGATTGCAGATACGAATTAACGCCTTGGGCAATACCGCCGCCCATTACGTCAACTTTTCCAGAAATGCCACCTTCGCGCGATTCGCCGCCGAACAAGTTTGCGCTGTTTATAGTTATTTGACCGTCCGCAACGTCGCCAACCCATGCGGTCTTTCCGTCTACTATAATGCGGCGGACGGAATCGACCGGCCCATGACACAAAACCATGTGCATTCCGATATAGTATTTGTAACCAACGGTTACTTTCTTCGAACTACCGCCCATAGCGCGCCACCTTTGCGACTTCGATTGCCATAGCGTCGCCGGTTGCTTCCAGCTTCGCCGCGTCGATTCCTTCGCTTAAAAATTCGTTCCAGTCCAAGCCGTGCCGTTTGAAAAAATCGCGTGCGCCCCGGCTGCACATTTTCGCTTGTCGAACATGGGCCATTCGAACTTTTACGCTTTCTTGTTCCGTCATTTCTTACCGCCCTTCTTGCGAATTGCGACCGTCTTTAAGTCGCCGTACCAAACAACGTTCGGCCCTTCAATATGGCGCGTTCCAAACAGAACGGGAATTTCGCGCCCTTCTTCGGCTGTCGGAACTTTAACGTCGCCCAACCCTGCGGGCGGTTGGCTTTGCGGCTTCGGTGCGTATGCGTAAGCAACGACCAAAGCAACGACGAAAACGGCGATATACCACCACATAAAACCGCCCCTTATACGATTGAACTTCCGTCGAATGGATTTCGAAGCGGAATAAATGGAAACCCGCCGTAATTCGGCAAGTTGTTAAACCTGTCGTTGCAAATGTTGCGTTCGCGCGGGCAACCCGGAAAGATTCGACAAGAAAGGCCGCCGTAAGACATACCGTAACTTTTGCCATAGCCTGCGGCGGCGAAACCTTCCACAATGCTTTCAAGTGTTCGAATTAGCGTCAACGTTTGGCCGTTGTGATTCGTAATAAACCTTAAAGCGCCGTCCGGCCCTTCAATCATTCCGCCCGTAAAATACCCGTTTGCAAATCCTGCGGCTTCGGGAACTATTACGGTTTCGTTCGAAACAGCCGTAACGTGCCCGACTACTGCGAAGCTTTCTTTATCAAGCGTACAACCGCGACCGTAAAGAACATGACGGCAAGCGCGTTGATACCTTGCGCGAAGTCCGGGGCGGCGAAGCGACGTAAATACGCTTTCGAAAATAAGCGTTATTGCGGTTCGTTCCGGTTTTACCGACGCAAGGCGACCTTTCCAATTTACGGAAACTACGCCGTTTTTATCCTTTGCGAAAATTGTAAGCGTTACGACAGCTTCGGCAATTTGACGCATCCAACGTCGCGCCATTTGATTATCAAGGTCAAAAGAAACTTCGATATTGGCGCGCGAAAGTTGGTTTTTGTTTTCAATTTCATTTCGACCAATTGTTGCCGAAATATAAGTTTCGTCGCCTTCGCCCGCGTTATAAACTTCGTCGGCGTCTGCGCTTGTCAAAGTCCAAACTTGGGAACCTTCGACGAAACGGTAAAGTTCCTTTGGCGTCATGGGTTAAGTTCCAAAATTCTTATTTCGGTTTCAACGACGTTATTTCCGTTCCAATTAAGTTCGATTCTATCGGCGTCAAGTCGATTTAAACCAAGGAACGAAACCCGCGCGATATTGCTTGCGGCCACGTTCAAAGCCGAAGACAAAGTTAATTGTACGCTGTCCGCGTTGATTTGAACAGGGTTTGAAACAGTGCGAACATGCCATGCGCCCGCCGTCGTTTGAATTGCAATCCGTGTTCTATTCGAAACATACGCCAAGTAAGAATCGGATTCGATAACCAAAGTCGAAGCAACGACGCCCGTATTTTTAACCCGCATGTTTACTTCGAAAGTTGGTTGCCAGAAAGGGCGGAACTTACCGGCACGACGAAACAACCAACGTTTAAAATCGCGTATTTCTTGCGGCCCTTCAAGAAGCGAACGATACGGCGTTGCGAATCTTGAATTAAGCCAAGGCGAACGACGCGCGACCGGCCCCAAGGCAAAGTCGGCAACGTCCAATCGCTTTTCGATTGAACGCGAAAGACTGCCGCCACTAAGCAAGCCGGGTTCGTAATAAATATCGCTTCCTTCGTATTGCGTCGGTACAGATTCCAAAATAGAAGGGTTGTCGTCGATTTCAAAAGTAAGTTCGACGCGCCCGTTATGGCCGCTTGTGGGCTTCGATGCGTTGCCGCCAATCCATCCAAGACGAACAGGCAACAGCCAAGAACCGACAAAACTTCGAACAGCCGACGAAAGCGTTATTTGGTTTTCTTCGACGGACGCAATTTCTATAACTTGCCATTCGCCGCAGCTTGCGAAAAGCATTGCCAAAGAATTTGGCCGCAAGTCATAAAGCGAAGTATTGCAAGCAATGGTCGGCGCATTTTGAATAACGTTGCCGACGTATTGGGCTTCCGTCCAAATTGGAACGGCCCAACGTTGACGAACTGCGCCGTAAAGCGTATTAAACGCAGCCGCCGACGCCCAAGCCTGCGTCGGTATTTTGTAGTTAAAAAACTGTCGCGGTTTGCTTCGAAGCGGTATGCGTTCTTCGCTTCCATTGTGCGAAGTCATTACGTCGGTTAAAAATTCCAACGTTTCACGAACCGGCGTTTCTGCCGGTTGTGGAATAATCGCAAGTTCGCCGAAAAGACTTGTTGTAATTTTAGCCATTGCTTATAGCCTGTCGTACTGAATCCGCATTTTTGCGAATCGCATTAACAAAGACTTGTTCGCCTTCCGGCGTTCCCAAGTATTCGCCGACCAAATCCGGGTCAAGCGTGTTAATAATGCGAAGGTTTGTCGTATTGCCCACATTATCCGAACCCGACCCCGAAGAATTGGCAGCGGATGCGGCAGCGGTTGGCGCTGCGTCCGGGCGTTGAACTTGGGCGGCCCCGTTTCGCAGGGCTTCCAAATTCGCAACGCCGATTCGTGCGGTCGTCGCTGCGTCCATTACGAATTCTTGACCGTGAACAACGCCCGCCACTTCGTCGCGCGCGATGCTGCCGGTATAACCGCCTTGCATGAATCCGGTTTGCTGCGACCGAATTTGCGCGACGTTTGCCATACCTGCGGCAATAGCTGCGGCGGCTGCGGCAGCGCCCAAAGCCGGGCCGACGTATGGAATCGACGCCATAGACGCATAAGCGCCGGTTGCCGCTTGGTACGTGTTAATAACTGCGTTCGTAATTGCGGCAGCTTTGCCGACTGCGGCAAGCTTGCGATTGTTCGACGACTGCAACCCTTCCAAATGACCAAAGAACGTTTTTGCGGTTTGAAGCTGCGCGTTTTGCTGCGCGTTCCAAATCTGCAACTTCGCCGCCGCTGCGGTCTGTTCGCTAATCAAATCGGCCTGTCGCAATGCGTCGATTTGCGAATACATTTCGCCCAAGCGGTCAACTTCGGCTTGCATCATTTCCGGCGAACCGACCAAGAATTGCCCAACGTCCGAACCGCCAATGGCCGACATTGCGTCCGACTTCGTAAAGCCCGAATCGGGATTTCGAAGAAGGTTGTTAATCGCGGTCAATTGGTCGATATAGCCTTGGCGACGTTCGACACTTCCAGCCATTAACGACGCTTCTTGCTGCGAAACTGCGTTAAGCTGTTGCAGCAATACCAAACGTTCGCGAAGCTGCGCCAATTCCTGTTCGTTTAGAACAATGCCCTTCGACAACAAATCGTTTTGAACTTGCATAATCTGCTGTTCGACTTCGCGTTGCTTCGGAAGCATCGTCAAAAGGTCGAATTGCTGTTGCAAGTCTTTGTTGTATTGGCGCAACGGGTCTTGCGAATTAGCGTAAGCTTCCGACGCCTTCGTTACTGCACGCGAATACTGTTCTTGCGTAATTGCGCCCATTTGAAGAAGCTTGTTCGCCGCTTCCTGCGTCGCCGTGTATTCTTTCAACGGGCCGACGGCTTCTTGATAAATTGCGTCGAACTGGCGTTGAACTTCGGTCGCTTCCTGAACGGCGCGAATCTTGGCCTTAATCGCTTCGGCTTCTTCGTTGGTAAGCTTAATTTTTTTCTGAATCAAGCTTTCTTCGATTTGGTCGAATTTCGCTTGGGCTTCGCGCTGCGGGGCAAGCTGGAACATGCGCGACAATTCGTTGTCAAGCTGCGTATTGATTTTTTCAAGCGCCAGCGCGCGACGTTCCGCAGCCTTCGCCGCGTTTGCGTCGGTAGCCCCGGCAAGCTGCGACGTACCGGCCCCGCGAAGCTGCGCGCTTCCTGCGGCCCGGCGCTGCGCCCCGATTTGCTGCGAACGGTCGAAAAGTCCGTTCAGCATGTTTTGCATTG